GATAATGCAAGGGCGAGAGGCAGCGACCTTTCATCCGTTCATCATGACGTTTTTGACTGTGCAGTCTACGAACAGTTTGCCAGCTTCGAGCCGGTGCCAGTCGAGGCCATTGTTACTGGTGCCGATGGTCTTGTTGAGCCGCAGCGTATGCCATATCATGCCTTGCGTAATACCCGAACAAATCGCGTTGTTGATGTGGTGCCGTTCAATCGTGAAACCTACAACCTGACACCCCATGCCGAATTGATGCGGGAACAATCCCATATTTTGAACGACTCCGGGCTTCGTGATTATCTGGGGAATGTTGAAGTTTGCGACCGTGTCTATGAAGAGGGTTTGCGGGTTCATCGGACAATATACTTTCATGACCTAGTCGACCGCAGCCGTACAAGAACAGGCCAAGAGGACAAGAGCCGTTGCCGCTTGGATATCTTTAACAGCGTAGATAAGACTTGGACGCTGCAGGTGTTCAGCGGGGCATATCGTGACCTTTGCCGCAATACGTTGGTTTTTGGTGGCGAGAAGGCTTATCACCAGAAAGCCAAACATACTAAAAACATGAGTACTGGCGCACTAATAACTAAGGGCGTTTTGGGTTTAGAAATGTGGGATAACCAGCGCGAAACGATGCAAGCCTATCGCGAAATCGGCATGACCGAAAAGCAATTTAACGACTTGTTGATTGATAGCGGTTTGATCGATAAGGCGGGAAAGGTTGCCGAAAATAACGATGAATTGAAGGTCAACCAAAAGAAGCTTGCCACCTTGCTTGATCTGTACAGCAAAGAAACCCGCGAACTGGGCGAAACAATGTGGGCGGCATTTAATGCTTTGACGCACTGGTCAACACATTTGCCGGATGCCAACAAAGGCGGGCGGATTGAAAAGAAACAGCTTGATAAATCAATTGCCGTTCGTGAGCTTATCCAGTCGGATGCATGGTTAAACTATGCCGGAATGGTGGTTGCCTGATGCAAGCGATCTTATTGTTATATCGGACGGCGGTTCTGGTATTCTTGATTTTGTTAATATCCGCCTTTTTTGCAGTTTAATAACCAACGCCCATAGGGCAGAAAGAAACCAACCAATGAACAAGATACCTACAAACCTAATCAACGATTTTGCAACCCTTACTGATCGGATCGAACAGGCCGTTCGGGATGATGAACGGGCAAACGTTTTGCGAGAGATAAACGAACGCCAGCAAGAGGCAGCACAGCGATTCCTTGCGGCTATCTTTGCGGATCGCAACGGCGAAACCTCTGGGTTAAATCTGGGGGATTCGGCGGCGAAAAAGCTTCGGCAGCGGCGCGGGTTTCATGCCGATAGTAAGCTGGGGAAGCTTTACCGGTGCCTTGCGTATCGTTCTTATCCGGTAACAAAAAACACCCTCATTCGTGAATCTGGCATGACTCCGCTGTCGTTGCAAAAGGGAATTCAGACCTTGCGCCAGAAGGGCTATAAAATCGAGACCTTGTCCGGCTATGGCGTCAAGCGCAGATATAAGCTTGCAAGTTAACCGGCAGGCGGCTATAACAATCAGGCAGGGCAGCGGTTGCCCTGTCTAAACCAACAGAGAAGGAACTAAACCGATGGCTAATAAAGCTTTGAATATCACCCCTGAGACCAACGCTGATGATCTTGTTGTTTTGGATCGTAAACAGCTAGTCATGTTTGCAAAGCAATTGCAGCATCTCAACACGATGATGAACCACCTAAAACAAACAGCCGATCTGCTAGGCATCCCCGACTGGGATTTGGATCGAAACAACACCGTGAAAGCGTACGCTGAACAATTGAAGGTGATCAAAACCGACGAGTAGACCCGACGAAATCCTCCCCTACCTTAACCCGCTTGGCTAGTCCGGCGGGTTCTTTTTTGCGTGTAATCTAGAAGCCAGCCCTTGCGCTTGATATTGCGGGATAATCTGAGCGGGGGGTTGATGTGGTATTGCTGGTTAATGTCACCTCAACAGGCCACTGGGATTATTACCGATATGACAAATTAGGTTACGCGGGCGGGTGCGGGTGCGGGATATCCGGCGGGATTAATCGGCGGGGATCTATTGCGGGTTAGTTTGTGGGGGTGGCAACCTTGGCAAAGTCCCAAAGGGGAAATAAATATGGCTCGTGTGCGGGCACGCAGGAGCCACCCCACCCCCCCGGCATATGCTATGCAATGTCGACAGCAATTTTACCTCAGAGGGTTATCGATACGGGAATAAAACCGACGTGTAGGGGTCCCCGACGGGATTCCCCAATAAAAAACCCCAAAGGGATCTCCCAATGGGGTACAAAACCGACGTATAGTAGGCCCCAGCGGGTATGGGGGTATATTTCCCTGTGGGCCTTAGACCCATTGTACTGTTGAAATCACGATTTGTCAACCAAAAACCGACACAGTTTTATTTTTTTATTGAAAAAAACATACCGATACTACATTTCGTGTTGACTTACATAGATATAGTGGCTATACTTGTGTTGTGGGGCTAGATTATCTAGCGCACCCCGACAATTAACCTCTTGACTTGTAACAACAGGGCGATGTAGGCTAAAAAATCGGTCCCACACTTATTTTCACAGGAAACCGACATGCTCTACGAAGCAGCAATACTCGTATGCCTGTCGGTTTCGCCCGACACATGCCACGAACTCAAAGATACACGCGGTCCGTACGAGACAAAAGAAGCCTGTAAGGCTCGTGTAGACGAGATGTCTAGGTTTGCAATCAAGGTTCACCTATTCGAACTAGATATCAAGTGGAAATGTGCGTCGGTTTCGGGACAAAACGATGAATCTCCTACCCCAGACACACAAAAAGAAGGAATTGACCCCTCAACAGGAACAGTTCTTAGAGTTGCTATTTGAAAATGGTGGTCAGGTCACTGCAGCAGCCATAGACGCAGGATACTCTAGAGGCTCTGCAGCGTGGCTCAAGTCTACCCTATCCGATGAAATCATCGAACGCACCAAGCAGGTCCTTGCAACCAACGCTCTCAAGGCTGCTAACCGTGTAATCTCTACCATAGACAACCCCGCCCCAGAACGTGGAGACGATCTCCGTCTCAAAGCTGCCGAATCACTCCTCAACCGTGTCGGCGTAGCTAAACAAGAACAAATCAACCACAACGTAACGGCAGTACACGGCGTAGTCCTGTTACCCCCTAAGAAAGAGGTCGTGATCGATGGCTGAAAATCCTCTGTCTAACAAATACGTCTTCGGTATTCGAGGTATGGACGAACGGTTCGAACGACTGTACAAAAAGCACGGCAGTACAATGAAGAAGATGTTCAAAGGAGAAAAGCTATCTCCTGACAAAGCTATGGATATTTTAGGTTTTATAGATAGTAATCCTGACATGTCATACGTTGAAATGAAAAACGAACTTATTCCCTCTAAAAAACAAAACTTACGTACTGGCGGCAAGGTTCGCAGTAATTACGTTCACGGTGGCAAGGTCTGTCGCGGACGCAAAGCAAACTACAAGGATTAGCCCTATGGAATTTATTGGAAACATCTACCAGTCTGCTAAAGACATGATGACAGACTTCACCGAAATGAACAAGCGTGATGCGTACAATCACCTCGTTCGTGTCTACGGTGACGAGAAGGATATGGTCGAGCGTGGCATGAAGAAGTGGAACGAAGCCAACCCTAACGGTAAGGGACGTTCTGCTGAGAAGTCTGCAGAAAAGAACTAGACTTGTCCGATACGGAACAGAAGCGCACCTACCAACTCTCGACTGCTGAACGTGCTCGTCGCGCAGCCCAGAAACGTCTACGTGCTGCAAAGAAAAAAGCGACGCAATCAACTAAAAAAGCAGAAGCACAAAGAGACTATGCACGTAAACTCGAAAAGACAATCGGAAAAGTTGAAAAAGGAATCAAGGGCGACGGAAGTGCAGTGGTCGACATGGGAGATCTCTCCGTTCTACCCGAATCCATATCTGAACTCGTACAAGACAGTGAAGTTGTATTTCAGCCAAACGCTGGACCACAAGAAGAGTTTCTTGCAGCGTCAGAGCAAGACGTTCTTTACGGCGGAGCCGCTGGTGGCGGTAAGTCGTTCGCTCTACTTGCTGACCCCCTACGCTATTGTCACAACCCTAATATGCGCGGCCTTCTTCTCAGACGTACCCTAGACGAACTAACAGAACTAATTGATAAGTCACGCCAGCTATATACGAAGGCGTTTCCCGGAGCAAAGTTCCGCGAATCAAAATCCACTTGGGTCTTTCCATCAGGTGCAACCATTTGGTTTACTTACCTAGACAGAGATAAGGACGTTACCCGTTTTCAGGGACAGGCGTTTAACTGGATAGGCATCGACGAAATTACACAATACCCAACTCCTTATGTCTGGGACTACCTTCGTTCTCGTTTGCGTAGTACCGATCCCGAACTACAGAAATCTTTGAATATGCGTTGTACAGCCAACCCCGGCGGTGTCGGTGGCTGGTGGGTAAAGAAGATGTACATCGACTCTCGTACAGAGAACATTGCCTTCCCTGCATACGACATAGATACTATGAAGCCGTTTGTGTGGCCTGCCGGTCACGAAAAGGCAGGTCAGCCGCTGTTCTTCCGAAAGTTTGTACCAGCACGGTTGACAGATAATCCCCACCTCATGGCAGACGGACAATACGAAGCCATGTTGCGTTCGCTCCCAGAGGTCGAACGGAAGAGACTTCTAGAAGGGGATTGGGATGTGGCAGAGGGAGCAGCCTTCCCTGAATTTTCACGGAGCAGACACGTTGTCGAACCTTTCGATCTACCTACCAATTGGCCTCGCATTAGAGCGGCGGACTACGGCTACGCCAGCCCGTCGGCTGTCCTATGGGGTGCTATTGATTGGGATAACAATATTTGGGTTTATCGTGAATTATATGCAAAACACTTGACAGCAGAGCAATTAGCTGATAAAATATTAGAAGCAGAAGAATTTGATCCCTTACCTCATTACACGGTGCTCGATGCTTCCTGCTGGAACAAGACAGGCTTTGGGCCATCTATTGCAGAAGTTATGATGCGTCAGGGTGTCCGATGGACCCCTTCAGATCGCAATCGCATTCAAGGAAAGATGGAAGTTCACCGCAGACTTGCGGATGATCCATACGCACAGGAACCCCGCCTCAGAATATTCTCTACGTGCCAGCACACAGTCAAGCAGCTTGCTGGTATCCCGCTTTCAAAAACCAACAGCGAAGACGTGGATACAAAGGCGGAAGATCACGCATACGACGCACTCCGTTACATGGTAATGACACGCATGAGCGGCTACGCTTCAATTCACCAACAACTAGGCGCAATCAAGAACCACGTGTACAAGGTTCAAGATGACGTGTTCGGATACTAATCGATGGCAGAACCTACAGACATTCGCACAAAGATGAGCACCGCTGAAAAGATGGTAAGTGATGGTACTCTCGCTTTTCGTCAATACATGGACATCCCGTACATTCCAGAAGAAGAAGAGTTTCTTTTCGAAGCGTTCGGCGGTAAACCCGGTCAAGGCAAAATAAAAACACCTAAAAAATTAACTGTCGATCAGGCAATAGCCCTGCTAGATTACTCTGGCTTTCCCCTTGCTGATGAAAATGCAAAGTTTAGTATCGCGTCCTCTATCAAGCTAAGTGCGCCAGAACTGTTTGATGATGCCAGCTTTAAAGCGTATGAAAAAAAATATGGCGACGTTATGAAAATGCAAGAAGAGGGTGCGTCCGCATCAAAAAACATAACGACAGCAAAAACACCTAAAGCAGCAAACGAATCTATGCCATCTAAAAAAGACCCAACCCAGATCACTCTCCGTGAAGCAGCCGATGCTTACAATGCTCGTGGTGCGGGTAAAATTGCACGATTCAGTGCAAAGGGAGCACTAAAGCAGTACGGTGATATGCCCCTCGTGCAAGCATTCACACCGGATGAAAGCGGTGTTCGCCCCATCGATAAGATGTTAGAGGGCACAAAGAGTCAAGGTGCAGCAAACTCCCTTCAAGACGACCTTCGCCTAATTTCCAAAGATGTAAACAGACAGATATTTAACGCAGACCCTAAGTCGCCTGCCTTGAACCTGCTTCCCGGTCTAGAGTCCAACGATCCACAGACATTTAACATCTTCGGTGAAAGAATATCTGCTCCAAAGCAAACTGAGATTGCAATCATAGCCCAAAACAAACAGGGCTGGGGAGAGTTTATGCAGCAGTTAAACGCCATTCGCGAAGGCGGCGGTAACGATGCTGTAATTGCCGATGCAATTTATGTAAATTTGCAAACTGGCTATCGTGCTGGAGCAGTTGCAGGTTTAACAGGCGCAGAGTACAAAGTAGATCGCGGCACCATTGAGATTACACCGCAGACAAAAGCTACTCCTGACCTTGAGAAACGAACAGGCGCACAAAAAGTAGGTGGTGCTCGTAAACAAGCTATCCCACAGGATGTTCCCCTGAACGAACAATCCCATTCTCGTCTTCAGCAACGCCTAGCTGCTAACGCGGACGATGTAGGAATACGTTCTTTTATAGAAAATAAAGTTAAAGCTGGTAAAGCTGCACC